CCACAATGGAAAATATAGGTTTCGTTGAAAAAACGGATAATGAAAAAACAGATATGATAAAGTTCTTAGTTGATAGAGCTAAAGGCATTAATACTTCTAAGATAATTAAGGAGGTAAGTCCTATGACTGACGCAACAGAAAACGTGGCAGCAGAAGCTCCAGTAGCAGAAGCTCCAGCAGTTGAAGAAACACAGGTCGCTCCAGAGGCAGATACCGCTGCCGAGTTGAATGTCGAAAAGTCTGAAGAAGTAGATGCTGAAAAGTCAGCTACTGCTGGTGGCCCTGCTGCTGGCTCCGAAGGCATGGACGATGAAGACGATGAAGAAGATGAAGAAGACGCTATGAAGGGCAACTACAAGGAGAAGTCGGAAGACTCCGCTTCTGTAGAGCCTGCTGTAGAAAAATCTGAGTCAACCGAAGAGGTATCTAAGTCAGAGGATGTCGTTACAGCAGCAGTTGCTGAAATTCGTGACGGTATCACAACAGCCTTTAGCGATCTAACATCAGTAGTAAAGTCACTTGGTGACGAAATTGCTGAGCTAAAGAAGTCACTTGATCTAGCAAATGCAAAACTTGCAGATGCAGAAAGCGACTTTAATGAGTTTGGAAAGAGGATTGATGCTGTTGAGGCAGACACCGCTTTCCGTAAGTCTGGCGATCTAGGCGAGATTGTACAGAATCAACCTGAAACGGTTGAAAAATCCCTATGGGGCGGACGTTTCCTCAAAACTGCCGATCTATTTAGATAAGAAAATTCACTTAGGAGGTGACAATATGTCGGAAGAGATTAAGAAAAACTATCCAGGAGCTGGCGCTAACGAAGTAAACGGCGAAGGTGCATTTGCGTCTGGAGGTGTTGGAGGGGTAACTGATCCAGGGCTAAACACCCTAGGCAACATCCCAACAGCCGAATTTGGTGTTACAAGTGGTCCAAATGCCGTAAATCCTTCGGGTGATGCAGCAAGCGGTATCCTACGCCCTGAACAGGCACGTCGTTTTATTGACTACGTGTGGGATGCTACAGTTCTCGCCAAAGACGGTCGTCGTGTAACTATGCGAGCCAACACAATGGAACTAGAGAAGGTTAACGTCGGTGAGCGTGTTATCCGTGCTGCAGCCCAGGCTGATGCAACATACACAAACACTGGTGCAACATTCTCAAAGGTAGAGCTAACCACCAAGAAGATTCGCTTGGACTGGGAAGTTTCTGCTGAAGCACTAGAAGACAATATTGAAGGAGGTGCACTTGAGGACCACCTAGTCCGTTTGATGACAAACGCTTTTGCTAATGACATCGAAGATCTAGCGATCAACGGAACAGGAACTGGCCCAGATGCATTCCTTTCAATCATGAACGGTTTTGTTAACAAGACCGTTACTGGAGATGCACACGAGGCTGTTGTAACAGTAGCCAACAATGCATGGACTCCAGACGTAATGCAGAACATCATCTTGGCAATGCCTCGTAAGTACCGTGCGATCAAGAACAACCTAAAGTTCTACGCAGGTACCGATGCATTCCAGGGTATCGTAAAGAACAATGGTACACTTGCAGACGCAATTGCTGAAGCATTTTCACCAGCTACTGGCGGAACCGAAAGAAACCGTCAGTCTTACCTAGACGGAGCTGCTCAGACACTTGGTACTGCACGTACCACTCGTGTTCTTGGCATCGACGTTCAGGAAGTTCCTTACTACCCAGATGGTTATGTTGACCTAACCTTCCCAGCTAACCGTGTTTGGGGTTTCCAGCGTGACATCGTTGTAAACCGTGAGTACGTTGCAAAGAAGGACACAATTGAGTACACCGTATTCGTACGTTTCGGTATTCAGTTCGAAGAGGAAGACGCCATTGCGTTCGCAGATGCTGGAGCAGACGCTTCATAATCTGTAAAACCTTTTAAGGGGGCAGGGGCTTAACGGTCTCTGCCCCTTTATTATTAATTAATCTGTTATAATATATATAAATAGGAGGTATTTATGTCTGAAGATATTAATACAAATAATGAACCAGTAATTGAAGAAGAGTTGGCTCAGGCTCCAGAAACTAAGGTAGAAGAAGTAGCCGAAGAGCTAGGAATTACCGCATCAATTTCTGAAGATGTCAAGCCAGCAGTCGAAGAAAACAATGTTATCGATTCAGTACAAAAGGTAGTTCCAGCTGCCCGTAAGTCATCTGGAATTGTAAATCTAAAGAGCGGAGCGTTTGGCTCAGCATCTGCAGAAAAGGCAGAAAAGAAGCCTGCCAAAAAGCAAGAGCCAAAAGAAGAAACCGTAGCCATTCATTCTACCAGAAATGTAACCTGGAATGAAGTTGGCAAAGTTTACACTGGCTACAACATTGTGAAGAAGTCAGCTGCAGAAAAGTGGCTAACTCGTGGTCACATAAGACTTGCAACTCCAGAAGAAGTTGCTAAAGAGTTCGGTAAGTAAAACATGGAAATTCTGAGAGTCTCGCCATATCTAGACGTTAATTTTGAAGCATTGACAGTACCAGCTGGATACACCAATGCAGAATTTAAGATTACCGTAACTGATATGGCGGACTTGTCAGAAACCTCTACAACATCTACAAAATCAACTGGACAAAAAATAGTTGTCGTTTTGCCAGGAGAATATGACAACTCTTATAGAGTGAGAATATTTGCTCCAGACTCATCAATACTTATAGACGAAACTGTAGAGCTAGTTAGGCCGTACATTGATCCAGCTACAAAGGCAGAGTTGCCATCAGAAATAGCGGCATTTGCCGAAAAGGAAGAATTGGCTAGGGCAGTCATAGACTCAATAGTTCCAGACGGATTCTATCTCAAGAAGGTTGTCCTAGAGACCACTGGTCTTGGATTGGACTATATCCCAGTTTGGGTAGACGCAAAAAAGATTTTAAAAGTATACGAAAACAATGTTTTGGTATTCGACGCACTTAGCCCAGAAACATCCAGAACGCTTTACAAGATTTCAGATGACAAAACAGCCATTGTGGAAGACTACACTGGAACCTTTAATAGAAGAGAGGGTGCTCCACTAGAGCTTCCAGCTTCTCCATCAGACTATGTAGACCTAGCATACTTTGGACGTAGAGGATTCCCACACACTTTTGACTACAGGATATTCCTTGAGGCTGGGGTATACGCAGTCCCATCAGACATTGCAAGAGCAACCCAGCTTCTTATAGATGACATTGAATGCGGAAAGCTAGAATATTACAAGAGATACGTCTCATCCTACAATACAGATCAATTTAAGATTCAGTTTGACAAGCAATCGTTTGAGGGGACAGGAAACCTTATTGTAGACAAGATACTTTCTAAGTATATAAAGTCTATTCGTAAAATTGGAGTTCTATAATGATTTGCGAAACTCCAGACTTCATGTTCCCCATGAAGGCAGATATCTTTTATCCAACCATTTCTCAGAATGCCTATGGATCTGTACAAAAAGAATGGATGCACGACAGAACAATAGCCTCTAGCTTTACTACTGCTGGTACAGACTGGGCTCAAGAAGTAAAGCCAAACAGGGCAATTATTGAAAACTCGGTCCTTCTTGGAAGAGCAAAAACCGACATCCGTATTTCAGCCAGGGACTCTAAAAATGCAATAACAAACATTATTGTCACTAACATCAGGGACAAGAATGACAATGAGATTTATCTAGAAACTTCTGGTCCAAGAACTGGAAAGTCAACTATATTTGAAGTCGCCACAGTAGAGCCATTTGTAGGTCCATTTGGATCAACAGAATACTACAAGATAGTTATTCGTAGATCAGAGAATCAGGCGGCAACGCTATGATGAAATCAAAGATTGACTCTAGAAAGTTTATGAAAGATATGAACAATATCATGAACTACTCTATTGGATTCTTAGATGGAATAAAGCTTGGCAAGAATGAGCTTCTTAATAATATAGGTAAGAATACCGTACAAATTTTGCAGCAATTTATAGACGCTAATGCTAGAGTAAATCCAGAAGCCTTGCATCACGTATACGAGTGGTCTAGAACTGGAAGCCCAGATGCTAGACTATTTGACATTAACTATACTGTGAGTGGGCTAGGCCTATCACTAAAGTCTAACTTTAGACAGTCTACCTCTGTTAAGATGGGGTCAAATGTTCCATTTTATAACAAGGCAGCAATAATGGAAAATGGTATTGGTGTTACAATTAGTCCTAGACGATCAGAGGTCCTAGCTTTTGACGATAACGGTGAACAGGTCTTTACAAGAAAACCAATATCTGTTTCAAATCCTGGTGGAGATAACGTAGAAGGCAGCTTCCAAAGAACATTTGATGATTTCTTTAGGAATTATTTTACCCAGGCATTCCTAAGCTCTAGCGGAATTGGGCGGTACCTTTCTAATGCAGAAGTATTTAAGAAAGATATGAGAAGTGGCAGTAGAATAGGTAAATCCAAGGGAATATCAACAGGCTATCGCTGGATAGCTAATGCAGGTTTGGAGATATAATGGCTATTCATTACCCACCAGTTTTTATAAACAACTATCTTTCTGAAAAGGTTAGTGGCTACTTTGGTGCTCAGACTGGACGGGACGTAAGTCTTCCATTTTTCCCAACAAGTCCAACAGACATTAATGCACTAACAGAGTCATTTCCAAACGGAAGCGGATTATTTGCGGTATATGACAGAATGTTTAAGATGAGAAGAACAGCCTTCCCACACATTAAAAGAGAGCAACTACTCTACTACTTCTACAAAATGCAGGATACCCCAGAAGAGCTTATCGAGACATCTCAGCTAGTTATGGATCTGTTGGACAGAGGAGACGAATCAGCTCAAGAGCTAAACTCTTGGATTGCTAACATTCACATTGCTCAGGGCAAAAAGACAACCCAGGTTGCAAACGTTGTTACTGGACAAAACGAAACCTTTAAAGTCGTTACTTTTGGCTCTGGACCATCCGCAAAAGACTTTTTGCTACCGTTTTTCCACGAAATTAAGATCTACCAGCTAGAAGAAACCAGGGATATTATTGACTTTGGTACAGCCAGAACCTATGCTGGAAACAAGATAATTGTAGACTATGACTGGCACTATTCAGCGCCAATATCTTAAATAATCCTTTCATAAATGGGTGTATACTTATACATGAGGAAACACGCCTTTAATCTATTAAAGAAAAAGAGGTGAAAAAATATGGCATATACACGTGGTTCAAGTGCAAACATCATTGTTGGTGCAGCTGCACTTTTTACATACGAGCCTGTTGGAGGAGCTTCACAGCTTACCGAAGCAGACTTGCCAAGCTACGTTGACGATGTATCGTACAGAACTACACTTTCTGACGACGCAGACTTCAGAAACGTTGGTTACACCATGAACGGTTTGGAAATTGTTTTCCAGCCTGATTTTGGTGAGGTGCAGGTCGACCAGGTTCTAGACGTTGCAAAGCTATACAAGCAGGGTATGCAGGTTAACCTAAACACAGCATTTGCTGAGGCAACATTGGAAAACTTGCTATTCTCACTAGCTGGTCAGGACGAAGACTTGACTACCGTTGGTGGCAACCCAACCCTAAACCTATCTGCTGGTGACATTGGAGAATGTCCAGTAGAGCGTGGTCTAGTGGCTGTTGGTCCTGGTACAGGAGACTGTGCTCTAGGTGACCAGATCGAAAGAGTCTACGCCGCATACCGTGCGCTTTCAATTGAGAGTGTTACAGTATCTGCTAAGCGTGACGAACCAACCATGTTCGAGGTTTCTTTCCGTCTGCTTCCAAACGATAACGCATCATATGGTAAGATCGTAGATCGCACCATTCCTGCTGCTTCGTAATAAAACTAATAAAGATAAGGCTATTCGGTCATTTGTTGACTGGGTAGCCTTATTTTTGTTATAATGGTTAGATGGCTACTAAAATATATGACGTTGAGAGCATAACTCTTATGGACGGCACGGAAGTTAGCCTAACTCCACTAAAGATTAAATATCTTAGAGAATTTATGGAGCTGTTTGAGTTTGTAAAAAATGCAAGTAATGACAGTCAAGCTGTTTTATTTTTGACGGAATGTGCAAAAATAGCTATGAAGCAATATACCCCAGACAGGTTTGACCTAGAAGACAATGCCGATATTCACACTATTTATAAGATCATAGAGGTAGCCGCTGGAATCAAGGTAAAGCCAGATTCTGAAGAAACTGTTAAAGACCAGGCCGTAGAGAGTGGTTCTACATGGGAAACCCTTGACCTGGCAAAGCTAGAGGCAGAGGCATTCTTGCTGGGTATCTGGAAAGACTATGAACAACTAGAGTCATCGCTATCTATGCCAGAATTAATGGCCACCCTAGAATCTAAAAGAGAGCTAGACTATCAAGAAAAAAAGTTTTTGGCTGCCATTCAGGGAGTTGACATAGATAAAGACAACAAGAAGAGCTCTAACGCATGGGAACAGATGAAGGCAAAGGTCTTTAGTGGTGGAACCACAAAGGATCCAAATGACGTTGTCGCCCTGCAAGGGGTAGGAGCCCAGAAGGCTGGCTTCGGCATTGGCATGGGGCTAAGCTATGAAAAGATAGACAAAAAGAGTGCAACTGTGGTATAATTTAATCAACCATATGAGAGGAAAAAATGGCTACAACAGTAAATGAAGAAAAGACAATTACACTAATTGATGGAACAAAGGTGGCAGTTCGCCCACTAAAGATTTCTCTACTGCGTCCATTCATGTCCAAGTTTGAGGGCATTGCAAAGGTGGCAGAGGACAACGAGAAGTCGATGAGCCTACTGATGGAATGTGTACAGATTGCTATGCAGCAGTACAAGCCAGAGTTGGCAGCTGATGCAGCAGCTTTGGAAGAGCTTCTAGACCTTCCAACTGTGTATAAGATTGTAGAAGAGGCATCTGGAATTAATCTTACAGATGCAGCTTTGCTAAACAATCTTAAGTAAAAACAACAAAGAGGTGCTAGTGAATGGCTGATTCTGAAGCCAATATTAGAATAGATATTGATACTTCGTCAGCTCTGGCAAGTATTAAAAATCTGCAGCGTCAGATTTCGGCCTTTCACACACAAATGCAAGCATCTGGAAATGCAGCTAATGCTGCTATGTCCAGAAACATGCAGAAGAGTCTTGTTGACTCTATTAATGCTACTGGCAAGTTTTCTGCCAATCTTTCTACAATAAAAAGCACTACAGAATCTTTTACCAATGCCCTGGAAAAGAACAAGCTCTCTATGGGAGAGTACTTTAGGTACGCTGGGGCATCTACAAAAACATTCGGACGACTATTCAGATCCGAGTTTGACACAATTGAAAAGGTATCTAGAGAAAGAGTAAAGACTCTTCAGACCCAATACATTAAGATGGGTCGTGATGCTAGCGGTGCCCTTCAGGCAATTAACGTTAGACCACTTGTTCTAGATATGAATAACTTGGCTACCCAGACAGCCATGACTGCTCAGAAGCAGCAACTATTCAATCAGCTTGTAAAGCAAGGATCTACAAATCTTTTAAACTGGGGTAAAAATACTCAGTGGGCTGGTCGCCAGCTTATGGTTGGTTTTACTATTCCTCTTACAATGCTTGGGACTGTTGCCTCTAAGACATTTATGAAGCTCGAAGAGCAGGCAATTCGTTTTAGACGTGTTTATGGTGAAATGTTTACAACCACTGCTGAAACAGAAAAGGCTTTGGCTGGTATTAGAGACCTTGCAAATGAGTTTACAAAATATGGTGTTGCCGTAGAAAAGACTATGGAGCTAGCAGCCGATGCTGCAGCAATGGGTCAAATGGGCGCAGGATTAACAGCTCAGGTTGCAGAGGCAACAAGACTTGCCGTTTTGGGTGGGGTAGAACAGCAAGAAGCACTAAAAACTACAATATCTTTAACTAGTGCTTTTGGTGTTGCAACCGAAGATCTTGCAAGAAAAACAGACTTTCTTAACGCTGTTGAAAACCAAACTGTTGTAAGTATTGAAGACTTAACTATTGCCATTCCAAAAGCTGGTCCAGTAGTTCAACAGCTGGGTGGAGACGTCGAGGACTTAGCATTTTTCCTAACCGCCATGAAAGAAGGTGGAATTAATGCCTCTGAAGGTGCCAACGCACTTAAGTCTGGTCTTGCCTCTTTAATTAATCCAACTGGCAAAGCTGCAGAAATGCTGGCTCAATTTGGAATAAATGTAAAAAATATTGTAGAGTCAAATAAGGGCGACGTAAAAGGTCTAGTCATTGATTTTGCTAATGCATTGGATACGCTAGATCCTCTAAACCGTGCTAGAGCAATTGAGCAGCTATTCGGTAAGTTCCAATTTTCACGTATTTCAACACTATTTCAAAACGTAATTGGACAAGGAAATCAGGCAAGCCGTGTTCTTCAGCTATCTAAGGCAACCGCAGAAGAGCTTGCGATACTTTCAGAGCGAGAATTAAAGAGACTAGAGGATTCTCCAGCTTACAAGTTTAAGAAAGCAATGGAAGATCTTCAGGCATCTCTTGCCCCATTTGGAGAACAGTTTATTAAGCTTGTTACACCAATTATTGATTTTGGAACATCGCTACTAAAACAGTTTAACAATATGAGCGAAGGCGGAAAAGCCTTTGTAACTGGACTTATTACAACATTGGGATTAATTGCGCCAGCGGCTCTTATGACTATAGGTCTAGTTGCCAACGGTGTTGCAAACCTGGCAAAGGGATTTAATGCCTTAAGGTTATTCTATCAAAGATTGTCTGGGTCTTCTACAGAGCTAGGATCTGCAACCCAATACATGACCCAAGAGCAGCTGGAAGCAGCAGCCGTAGCAGCATCTTTGAATCAATCTCATGCAATGCTTAAGCAAACCTTCACTTCTGAGGCAGCAGCCCTAACTCAGCTAATTGGAGTTTATCAGGCAGCAACTAGAGCACAGCTAGCAATGAATGCGGCTGCCGCAAATCAAAGAATTTCTATTGCACCGCCAATAACTAGAATTCCTGGAGGCAGAAGAGCTCAGTCACCACAGGGAACCATTGATGGCATACCAGGATATGCACGTGGAATTCTTTCTGTTCCAGGTCCTAAGGGGGCTGGAGATGTTGTGCCAGCCATGCTTTCACCAGGAGAAGCAGTTATTCCTGCAAGACAATCCCAAAAGTACAGTGGAATTATTTCATCTCTTATTGCCGACAACGTTCCTGGCTTTGCTTTTGGACGAAATCCATTTGCATCGATGCTAGGTAAATCCAGAGTTGCTGTAAGGATGGGTTCAGGAAACTTTATAAGTGCTCTACAGTCACAAGGAAAGAATGCAAGATATCAAAGCGCATTTGACACACAAAGCGGGGCAGATTACCTCACAAAGTATGGTCGCCAAAACCCAAAGCAGCAAAAGCTTCGTGCAAAAATGGAGTCCGATGTTTTTGGTCTAGATCCCAAGACTACTTCAGGATCTGCTAGGCCTACATACGGATATGCAAAAACTTCTGTTCTTCAGTCAATAGTTAATTCACTGTTTGGAATTAAGGGAAGAAACTTTAATGCCCTTACCAGAAAGCCAACAGATAAATCTTTGGGTATGTATGGAGATATAGATCTTATAACTAAGGGTTCTGTTGCAAGAAGGTCTTCTGCATACCCTGGTGATATCCTGATGGATTACTATAGAGCAAAAAGCTCAGGTGGCCGAGGCACATTCCAGATTGCTCCAATGCGAGGCGCATCAGCTGGACAACTAAGTTCTTTTGAAAGACTGGGAATGCCCTTTGGCAGCAACCTAACTCCAGGAACTAAGAACCAGTACACCACTAATCCAAGATCTCCATACGTAGAAACATATACTCCTGGTGGATTTGGATTTGCCGAAATTGAAAAGGTAATTGCTAGCAATCCAGCAATGGCAAAGCAGATCAAGTCAGAATTAAAATCTGCAGGTCTTGGCTCAATCCGTGTTACAGGGCCTGGCTTTATAGCAAGGCTATTTAAAAAGCTTGGGGTTCCAGGATATAGCAAGGGCATCGCCTCTGTACCAGGCGGTTCTCAGTCTGGACTTTTCCAGGGATTGATGAGTGGAACGATAGGTGCAGCACTAGCCCTTACTGACCAAGATAGAGCGGTATTCCGTGATCTTAACCTAACTGGCTCCCAGCAAAAGAAATATTCTGAGCTTCTAGGATACACCTATAGTGGTGGCAGAAGCTATAGAACTGTCCCAACAAGCTTAGCCATGTTTGATGCTGCAGGATCTGCTGACATTGGTAGACAAATTCTTGCAAAATTAGCACAGGCAAATATCGGTAGCCAAGATGCTGCATCTATAATGAGCGATGCTGCAAATGAATCAAAAACACAGCTAGGTGCTCAAAAAACTCTTAGAGCCATAGACTCATTAATTTTAACTGCAAACCAGAGTGGAACTAAGCTAGGATCAGGAGTCTTAAAGAAATCTTTCAGAGAAGCTATGGGCATACAAGCTTTTTCAATTAAAAAAGAATTTGCTCATATCGGATCTGGAACAAAAATATCTGCTGCAGAAGCATTAAGGCTATCTGATCAGGGAATACTTAAGCTTTCTCCTAGTCAAAAAAGAGCTTTGCAAACAGTTGCCGATCCAAATGCTACAATGTTAGACCTAAAGAGTGGCTTTGGTTTTGACATAGAAAACAAAGAAATAGGGCCAGATGGAAAGCTAGTAAGACTAAATGCTCAAATGGCAGAAGGGCAAAATTCAGATGGGTCAATTAAGTATGCAAAGGGAGCAGACAAGGATGCATTACTTAGAGAATTCAGAAGATCTGGCATTTCTAAATGGGATCGCTCTATTATTTTTGGCGGAGGAGACCCAGCTGCTTTAGCTCCTCAGACGAAGATGTTTGATGACACCATCACTAAAATTTTAGACGATCTTCCGCAAGGAACAAAGGTAGTAGATTCTGAAGCATCAGCCAGATACTTAGAAAGTAAAGGTGTCAAAGCCATAAGTATGGAAAGAATTTATGACTTAGCCAAAAAGCGTTTGCCAGCAGGAACTAAAGATTTACAGTACATCTTTAAAAGATCACAAACTTCACCAGCCGAAATAAGAAACAAAGACCTTCCTGGCTTTAAGAGCAAGGGGCTGGAAAGAAAGCCAATTGGGATACCAATGAGGCCACTGGCTAAGCAGTTCCCAGGATCTAAAGAAAACCTTGAATATGCTAAGTCTCCAAATACTAATTTCTTTAAGGCATTCTTTAGAAGAAGAGGCTTTGCCTTTAATAAGGGCGTAGTGTCTGTTCCAGGCCCAAAGGGTGCTGGGGACATCGTTCCAGCAATGCTTTCTCCAGGAGAAGCTGTAATACCAGCTCAAATGTCAAAGAAGTATGCACCACTAATTAATTCTATGATTGCCGATAACGTACCTGGATACGTAAAAGGAAAGACGGCACCTGGAGGTACGCTACCAAATACAGCTGAGCCAGTTCAGGTTGAGCTTACCCAAAAGTCATCAAGAGGTCTTGCTGGCAATCTAAAGCAGGGCTTTGGCGATGCAGCTAGAAGAGCAATTGCAGCAGCTACTGGAGTTAGAGCTCCAGGAACTGGAACGGCCCCAGCCGATCTTGATCCAACAGAACCAGCCACAGCAGGAAAGAGATCTATGGCTGGTCGTGTAGGCGGAGTTGGCATGCTTGCTGGTACCGCTGCTATGATGTACAGCATGACTGGAGGCCCAGCGTCAGACTTAGCTGGAATGGCCTCGCTACCATTAATGATGCTTCCTATGATTGCAAATAAAATAGGTTTGGCACTAGTTGCAGTTGGGGCTTTAGCTGCAGGAATTATTTATCTAACCACTAAGCTATCAGATGCCACTAAGGCTGGGCTAGAGGCTGGTAAGTCTATGGCAATGACAAGCGAAAAGCTTAACGAAATGTCTGAGATTACTGGAAAAGTAACAGCAAGTCAAATTGCCGAAAGACAAAGAGAAAAACAGCTAAGTGGTCAAGGTGCAAAGAAGAGAGAGTTCGGACAAAACTTCTTAGAATCTCAGGCTGGAAAGAAGCTGCTTTCCGATGCAGAGGCAATGACAACATCTGGAATGAGCAGTGCAGAAGTTGCCTCAAGCATTGCTAGCCAACTTTCTTATGCAATAATGCAGGGTGCAATAACTGACCAACAGGCTAGAAGTATTGCGTTTGGGCTTTCAGAAAAACTCGGAGACTATTCTATAAGCGCAAACATCGGTGGAAAGTTAACACAGCTTTTTGGTCCAAACGGAGAGAACCTTCTTAATGGAGATCCAATAGAAATTTCTTTGGCAATCCAAAAAGATTCTCTTGCACAGCAAAACAAGGCTTTTGACAACTCAATAGAATTAATGAAAAAGAATGCCGAGGTATCTGGTGGTTCTGTAGGCAACCTAATCGGTGCTGGAATTATGACAGCCGTTGGGGCAGCCCTAACTGCAACTGGTATTGGTGGTCTTCTTGGTATCGGACTTATTTCTGGAGGTGTTGCTGCAGCTGGTGCAACCCTAGGAGTAGAGGCACTCGGAGATCAGGAAGAAAACAACAAGGCTCGTGGCGTAGCCGTACAGCTTGGTGCAGAACAAATTGCACAAAACCAGGGATTGCTAGATTCTCTAGAAAGACAGTACGACGGTCAGATATCCCAGCTTGAGGCAGAAAAAGAAGCTGCAACAACTAGAAAAGAAAGACTTGCCATAGAGAAGCAGATTAGCGATAAGATTGCTGAAAGAAATGCTGGGCTGGCAAAACAAAAAGCAGCAAATGCAGCGGTATTTGATTCTCTAGTAGAGCAAGCAAGAATAATGGGATCTGGCTTCACAGACTCAATAAACTTGGCGATTGATTCAAGATTTGCAAATGCAACTGGAGCCATGAAGGCAGCTGCTGATCTAGCGAAGAGTTCGCTGGCTGGGTTGGAGCAGGGAGACTTTAAGACAACGCTTCAGATAGGTTTGGCAAGCGGCGAATTTGATCCAGTCACTATTTCAAACCTCATTAATGCTAATAAAGAATCTAACGGCAATATCAGCTCTAAGTTTAATCTAATGGTAAAAGCAGTTGGAACTGCAGATTCAAACCAGGTAATTCAATTACTAAATGCCGCAGGGGTTGAAGGTAAAGAGTACGAGGCCGTCTTTAGCCTTGTTACTAAAGATAAAGCAGACATAGACTATAACCTAAAGGCACTTGCTGAACTAAACAGCATGCAGAGTGAATATGGTATAGGCGTTGAAATAACTGCCGAAAACACTGAAGTTATCGGAAATCTAGTAAAGGACACAAAGGGTCTTCCAAAGGAAGTAACTCAGACAGTCTTGACAAACTTCATATCTACGATGCCAGCTGGTCCATCAAAGGGAATCCTGGAATCAGTTCTTGCAAATTGGGATGTCTTGTCTGGTGGAAAGAAAACAATGAATGCAGAGTTAATTGTTGACTTTGCAATTGGAAAATACAACCAGACAGCCGTTGACGCTTGGTACTACACGGTTGGCCCAGGTAAAAACATCAGAAGCGAAACTGCAATGTCTAGAATTACTGCAGAACAGCGGATGGCTGCATTCCTTGGTCAACCATCTGAAACTGATGGTGGTACTGGAACCAACACTGAGGGAGAGACAACAACTACTGGTGCAGGAGCTAAAAAGACAACCTGGATTGATGACACACTTAAAAAGCTAAAGAACCTAACTAATGCATCAATTAATGCAAACGGTGGACTAAAAGAGCTAAAGCGTGTAATCGATGGAACTAAGCTAAACGTGTTCGACGGACTTGGACAAAAACTTGCAAAAGCTGGCATTTCAGAAGCATTTGCTGATGAGCTTATGGGCATGGGCAAAGATGCTAGAAAGAAATTTGTTCAAATAGGAAAAGATGGAACAGCAATTCTTACTAAGGCTGGTAAGAGAAGAGAGGCCGCTTATGCTAGAATTGCAGTTGGTGAATTTGGGCTAAATCAGGCTAGAACCATTCAAGAGACAAAAGACCAGACTGTTGCAGTAAACAGGCTAGTAGCTGCAGGATTATCTCTAGAAGAGGCCTACAACGCTGTTGAAAATGCTGGAGTAGCAGCTGCGCTTGCTGGAAAGCAGATAAGTGAATCTGCACTTACTAAGCTAATTGCAGATACTAAGGCTGCAACTGCTGCAACAAAAGAATTCCAAAATGTAGCCTCAGTTCAGATAGCCGCACAAGATGCAAACAACTTGGCTAAGGCTGCTAACGCTCTTGAAAAGAGCTCTTACAGCTTTGCAGAAAGACAGGCAATTCTTAGCGACTCAGCACTCACAGAGCTATTCCTGAGCGGTAAAAATCAAAAGCTTCTTCAGGCTAGAGTAAAGCAAATCCTTAATCCAGAGTTCTTACAGGGTCTGTTTGACGAAGGCTTTAATGCTGCAATGAATGCAATCTCAGTAAAAGAAAGAAAGATAGAGCTAGACTTTGAAGTAAAGACTCAGCCAGATCTAAAGATTATTGATGCTGCACAGAATGATATCGATAAGATATCGTTTACAATTGATGACCTTCAGGCTGGAATAAAGGAAATTGCAGACCAGGAAGATGTGGTTAACAAGAAGTACGCTGACCGTAGCAAGGCCCTGAGTGAGATAAAAGAAATAAACTCAGACCTAGTAGCTCAGCAAAAAGCTCAGCTTACCGTAGCAGATGCACTATCTAGAGGAGATATTGCTGCAGCTGCAAAGGCAGCCCAAGATCTTCGTGCTACTCAGGCTCAAACAAGCATAGACGCTCAGCAAAAGGCCCTAGAGCTTTCAAAGGAGAAAGAGCTAGCGACCCTAGTATCTTCTAATGGCAAAACTAGAAAGCAGCTAGAAGATGAGATTAAAAAGTTGCAAGATGAAATCTTTGCTATAGAGGAAAAGAGGCTGGAGCCAGCACAAGAAAGAATTAGATTAGCAGACATCGAGAAACAAGCCCTTATAGATTCCGTAACTGTTTTGGATAAGACTAGACTAGCTTGGCAACAAATCGAATCCGAAATAGAGAACTCTAGAATTGGAAGTACTCGCTATACTGAATCAATTTCTAATGCAATCGCAATGGTAGAAAGCTTAAAGACTGCATGGAAAAATGCTACTCCAGGAGAAACGCAGGTTGACGTTCCTCTGGTAAGTCAGGGCACTGGGGCTCAGGCTCCAGTTGCAGGCCAGCCAAATGCCGAATTTAAGGGTACAAGGCCAGGCCCAGATCACGATGGGAAAAAGAAGGGTGAGGTTTGGGTTGGTCCAAATGCAACCTGGAAGTGGGATGGCAAGAAGTGGAATAAGATTTCTAATGTTGGCAAGGTTAATGCAGCTAAGTTTAACCAGGGTGGCTATGTTGCCAAGATGTTTGCGGGTGGAGGCCTAGCCAACGTAAAGTTTGCCAAGGGCGGAACCGACATTGTCCCAGCAATGCTAACACCTGGCGAATTTGTAATGAGAAAGTATGCTGTTGAGAACTTTGGCCTAGATAATATGAAGGCAATAAATAACGGAACATATTCTGGCGAATCAGTGTATAATTATAGTATCAACGTAAACGTACAAACAGATGCTAACGCAGACCAAATTGCAAGGAATGTAATGACACAGATTAAGAGAATTGACTCTCAGAGAATCAGGGGTAATAGGTTCTAATGTCCACCCTTGAATACATGTCTGGTAGAAAAAGATATCAGCGTCCACAGGCCTTGCTATTTGCAGACAATCCAGGAACGATTATTGATGGTTTCTATGTGCCAAACGGTCTTGAGGTTAACCAAGAAACAACAGAGGGTGCATCTGCATCAGATCTAGATCAATTCTTAATCCTTTCAGACGACAATAGGGCAGAGCTTGGCTTTAACGTAAACAGAATTGAAAACAGGAAACGAATGGTAAATGGTAGGATGAGGTCCTATCATATTGCTGACAAGCTAGAGATTTCTGCTTCTTGGGATATGTTGCCATCAAGATCGTACACATCATATCCTGGATTTGATGAAGAGGGAAGATCTCAATACTACAAGAACAACACTCAGGAATTTACTTCAGATGGTGGTGCTGGTGGAGTAGAGATTCTAGACTGGTACGAAAAACACAGTGGATCTTTCTGGGTATACCTTGCATACGACAAGCACACAAATTTTGGTAGAGATGCTGGTTCATACACAAACCTGCAGAAATACAATGAAGTTGTCGAAGTATTCTTTTCAGACTTTTCTTACGGGGTTGTTAAGCGTGGTGGCAGCAACTATGACTTTTGGAACATATCTCTTAGCCTGGAAGAGGTATAATGTTTAAAGATGTCAACTTACAAAATCACCTAGAAACATCTTCAACAATAAAGGTAGAGTCTGCAGTCATAGCAGAATGGAACCTGAATATTGCAGAAAATATTTTTAGGTTGGGAAACTATCGCTATAGGCCAACAGACCCAGTGTCATCAGTTTATCGAACAATCCCTAATAACTTTGATGAAAATGACGAGGGTAATTTTTATACTGGCGCTACAGATGCAGACATTGTTATTGACGGCGGTATGGGTAACGACAATGTACCTCCAGCCCCATTCATATCTCCAAAAGAAAAAGAAAAGCTTCTTTATTCATTAGAAGATTGCTTCAATAGGTTTAGGCCAAGATCTGGAATCAATAAGCTGCGTTACTTTGACACACAGTTTTCTCACCACTCAAACATAGATCTTGTAAAAAGACCAAGATTTTATATGGCTAGCAAAGATGATAAGTTTAAATACTGGACTTCATACAGAACTGAGGGTGGCCAGGAGTTTGGAATTGCCAATAAGAAAGTAAATAATCAGTTTTACATTAGCGATGCCGCACCATATATAGTCTATAAAGAGCAAATCCCAGTAAACAGAATTGTTGTAAAAATGCAGACTGGCGTTGGTTCAGTTGATCTCGGCCCATTTGGCAATTCTTTCCAATCTTTTGAGGACCCATTTTTTGGATTTAACAATCAGAGAACTCCAAAAAGATGGAAGATTCAGTATCTTAATAATAATATTTGGACAGACGCAATTTCCTTTGACGAGAACTCGTCTAGAATAAACGGTCAGCCAATAGTTGGCATTGATGGCTATGTGGAAATATCCTATGGATTAAACATTCCAGATAAATACAAAACCATATTAAGATATGCTGGTGAAGTTGCTTCAGAAATTTTGCTGCCACAGACATCTTCAGTTGGAGACGCCTATCTGGTTGGAGCTACAGCTTCTAGCTTAGGAACCTATCATGTTTGGATGGGGTCTGAATACGAGACATTCGTACCAAGCTATGGCTGGTATTTATCACAAGATGAAATTGACAGTAGGACTGCCACAGTCAAACAGTTTGTATCGCCACCAGAATATATTACTGGCACAAGCACAGAAAAGAAATATAGAGAGTTCGAATATATTCAGGGCATCAGAATTGTAGTAGACACCATGAATGTGTACGACTCTACCCTAGACCTAATAGAAATGTCTCCGAGACTAACTGCCGATCTATCAGATAGGACTATATCGTTTTCTGCTACCAAGCCAGCATCAGACCTAGGTCTAAGCGGAATGCCAGTCGGACAATTATTGGCAGCTACTGGAAGGTTGAGTATCTTTGACTATGACCAGGCATTTAATAAAAATAATACTAACAGTATTATCTCTAAATATTCTGGCCAAAACCTACAAATCAAACTATTTGAAGTAGTTAAAGACGTGGAGGTTTCGCCAGGCAAAACAGAAGACTTTTTTATTCCTATAAAGGTTTTATACGCAGATGGATTTCCAGAAACTAATTCACTAGATAGGCAAGTTGACCTAGAGCTTAGGGATCTTCTATTCTATTTTGAATCAATAACTGCTCCAGAAATACTAATTCAAAATGCGTCTGTTAGCTATGCCGTTGCTCTATTGCTAGATTCTATTGGATTTTCAAATTATGTATTTAAAAGAAACGAAGAAGACACAGAGGTCGTAATCCCATACTTTTTCGTTGGCCCAGACACCTCTATAGCACAGGCATTAGAAAATATTGCGGTATCAACACAGACAGCCATGTTCTTTGACGAATACAACAATTTTGTTATGATGAGCAAAGAATACATTCTGCCATCCGAGGGCCAGCGTGAAATCGATATGACGCTATATGGATCTAAAGACAGCATATCTGAGGGCGCATATAAGAATAAAGCAACTAACACATCTCTTGCCAACATTGAAGATATTTCATTCCAGCCAAATTTGGTATACAATGATGGAAAGATAACCTATACATCCAGATACATTCAAAGGTCATATAGTTCAATAAAACAAGCAAGCATGATTGACAGAGACAAAACCTGGATTTATAAGCCAGCGCTACTCTGGGAAATTAGCGGAACAGAAGCCACCAAATCAATCAATGAGGAGGCAAGCAATCAGTCATCATACGTTTTAGCTGCAATACCACTTAACTCAGATCTTGCTGCAGATTTGCCACAGGTTGTAAATCACAGAGTGGTCAACAACGTTATGGATCTGGGAGAAGGTGTGTATTGGATAACACGCTATAACGGCTACTTCTATGCTAATGGAGAAATTATAAGGTATGATGCTGTGCAATATAGCGTACCAGGAGCTGGAATATTTAATCCAGAAACAAATCAGTTAGAGAATAACGTCTGGATTTCTAGCACTCAAGAATACCAGAACTACTTTTCAAAGATTCCGTTTAACGGAAAGATATACCCAACAGGACTGGTAAGAATTTACTCAGAGCCAAACTATGAGATAATAAACGGAATTACTAGGTTGCAAAATGGACCTGTTGCAAAGCACGGTAGAAAACAGTTTGGCACCGACCTAGTAGCTCACAAAGCTGGACTAGATAACTACTGGTCAAGCAATCAAAATATTCGTGGCTGCACTATGGACTTTAACTACCTAGTCTCTGGCACAGATGCGCTTGAATCCGATATTGGTCACGCTGGAGTCAACAACACTCTTGCAGAAAAGACAACAAGAAACGGAATCATAAAAAACTTCTTTAGCAACTCCTTCTCTAAAGAGTCAGATGTAGCAAGTCTTTACTCTACTCAAAGTGGAACAGTTCAGTCATCAGCCTTGGTAATGAATGGTCCAACCTTTGCAACAACTGAAAAGCCAGTCGACTTTATCTCTTATGTTTTTAAGCCGTTAAATAAATCATTTAGGCATTTTGGAACAAGAATGCGCATTATTGGTAAAATTGAAAACAGCAGGGTGCGTGGCCAGACACCTATTGGAAGTACAACATACTACACAGCAACTGGCGGTATATCGGAATCACTAGAAAGCCAGAACAATAATGGTCAGACATCATCTGCAAATAATACACCAGACCAAAATATAAATATTAGCGGTGCTTCTGGCGGGCTAGCTGTCATGGTTAATCCAGAAACAAATGTTGGCTACTACTTTGAAATTGCTGCCCTAACAGAAAACAACGTAGAGTCATACTCTTCTACTTCAGATATATTTAATATTGTGTTTTATAAAGTAAAAGAAAATGTTTCGTTTACCTATGACACTGGCGGATTTGCTATCGATGGAATTTATGAAGTAAATACCCTAACAAGCAAGGTTCCAGGACAAGAGCTCATAATAAATGGAAATACTGCACAAATAGGAGACAGGGTTTTAGTTGAGGATCAGGCTCCAAATACAGAGCAAAATGGCTACTACCTTGTTACTAATATTGGTGGAAGCTACACAGATCCAGAAACTGACGAAGTGATAAACTACAAGTGGGAGCTTACGAGAGACGATAAGGCCCTACCGATTAAACTTTGGTCTGGACTATCTAAGATAATTGTAGACAATGGAATTTTTACTGGCCAGTATCGTATGACTGGAGAAGAGAATCCAACCGTCTACGATTTAGCAGTAGAGTATCAAAACATAGGCACAAAGAGAAGATTCTTCCTATACATCAACAATAAGCTTGTAGCCACAGTAGATGATGAAAATCCCCTACCAGTTTACAACAACATGGGATTATTTGTACGTGGATCATCCAGGGTAATGTTTGAAAACCTTTATGCTCTTGCAAATAACTATAGTCAAAATACTGGGGCATCTATAAATACACCAGTTAACTCTGCATTCCAAGATCCAGAGATAGACTTAAACGAAGCATTTAGAAAATACGCTATGAGTGGAATGATTCAGTCAACATATCTTTCTGGCATTAGCCCACTCGAACCGCCAAGATACAATATGTATTTTGAAGAGTTTGGCACTATTATGAGGGAAGCTTCATACCTTAACGTAAAGTATGACAAGGCGTATCCAGCTCTATACTCAAAGATTTCACCAACTTTTAATTCCATAAAGGGATATACAGTATCTGGCTATATTCCTGGTGCGTATGGTGCAGAGTTCTTAATCTTTAACTCTACTGATACTGCTATTAGCCTAGATGAGACTACTGGAAATTACTTAAGAATTCAGGGCATTACCTTTACCCAGTCTTCGCCACAGGAGCTTACAGTAGACGACTACTTCTCTAAGCGTGGAGATTTTTCAAATCCACAAACCGTTGGCTCAAACCTGGTCATCTCTCCAATTAAAGAAAAGAAAGAATACCAGGACATAAAAAATAGCAGAATTACATATGGCAAGAGAGAGTTCACGCTTGACACTCCATACATTCAAACCCAGGATGACGCTAACGATTTGATGGGATGGATAATATCAAAAATCATGAAGCCAAGGATGGCCGTTGGAATTAGGCTATTTGGTGCGTCTACACTTCAGCTAGGAGATATTGTAAATATTAATTACAAGTCGGATGCAAACGTAGACCAGGTTTTATCTCCAGAATCTAAGTTTGTGGTATACAATATAGAGTATTCAAATAATGGATCAGGGCCAGAAATAACGGCATACTTAAGTGAGGTAGTTTAGTAAATGGGTGAATTTAGAATAATGCCATTTCCGATTATTCCAGAGTTAAAAACTAGGACACGTGAACAACCAGTAAAGCCAGCAACTCCAGATCTAATCCTGTTTGACCAGGAGGGCATCGAAGTAGAAATAATGGCAGACCTACTCTTTGAAGACATCGGAGGACAGGAACTGCTCAGTATTTCACGCAATGATATTATTAATGGACAGGACGTAATAAACCAGCCTATTAAAAACATAAACGATATTGCCCTACAGTATAACTCCCAGAACATTCTTTTCTCACCACAGAATTCTTCTGCCTTTTTCAATAACTTTCCAATTAAGCTTGAAAACTATCTACCAAATATCCAGATAGATGAACCAGAAGATCCAGCAAATCCAAATAAGAACAAGATTGTTTATTTAGATAATAATGGAAACCTAAATATAGAGGTCATTAACATAAATCCTGGGTATCAAATAGAGGTCCAGATATTGGCCTCAGAAGATCGACTTAGTGATACAATATATGTAGATATAGAGGAAGCACCATGATAACAAATACAGGCAAAAACATATTAGCCAAATACTTGATTGGGCAGGCACCAGCCTATGCCTCTTACATTGCTGTGGGCTGTGGCCCTAAGCCAATCGCATCTGACGGTGAACTGCTAGATTACTCTGCCAAGAAAAACCTAGACTTCGAGATGTTCCGTGTTCCAATTATTTCCAGGGGATACGTGAACGAAGAAGGCATGTCAAAAGTTGTATTAACTGCAGAGCTACCAACAGAAGAAAGATATGAGATTACCGAAATTGGTATCTATTCTGCTGGATCAAATCCATCTGCAAGAGACAATGACAGCAAGATGATATATTCTTTTGGTCAGAATGAAAGATGGGAATATCACACCGCACAGGCTGCAACTTCCATTCCACAGCTTTACGGGCCACTTGACGAGGAGAACGAGGATGGACAGATTGAGACTGGCCTACAGGTTTTCCAGACAAACCCAGACAATAGAATTTTTTCTAGACCAGAAAGAATTGCAAGGTACGAAACCACCAGGTTCTTGAACAATACAATAGTTATTCGTGGAGATGATTCAAGCCTTGTTCCAGATGGTGACGGACACCTAATTCCAACAGACATATCTCCTGGAAATCAGTCTAATCACATTCACATTACTGGACTAGTTATTGACCTAAACAAGAGTGCCCCAACTGATGAGCTAAGGCTTGCTTTCTCTGTTGTTAGCAAAGATGCCAACACTTCTCAAGTGCCAGACACTGTTAGAATCTTGCTAGAGTTTGCATCTTCAGATTCTTCTGTTCCAGAGAATATTGAGTTTGCTAGATTTGAGGTTAACCTACAAAATGGAACTGGAACTGGACAACATGACTTTGCCCAGAATAGATATGTTGTTGTTAGCAAAAAGATTGAGGATCTGTTTAAGAGTGCTGGGTTTACCTGGAATTCTGTGGATGTTGTAAAAATCTATGCTTCAGTTGTAAATGGTGGAGCTGTTTCAAGTGACTTCTATGTTTTCTTGGATGCGCTAAGACTGGAAAACACCACTTCTGAAAATCCACTATATGGTCTTACTGGGTATTCAACTGTAAGAACTCAGGAAGCCAGAACAATTACTAAGCTTGCCAACACTACAAACTTTATTGAGTTTAGATTTGCAATGGATGTAATCTAATGGCAGATGTTGTAAAAAAGGCGGTAGTTTTACAAGCAAACCTTCCACCAGTAAATACTCAGACTGAGGCATACAGCGTTAGGTATCGAATAATTTCTGAAGACCGAAACAGGGCCTCTCACTGGTCTCCAGTATATAATATTAAACCAGAGTATGAATTAGTGCCATATGGTCAATTGCTGGTAGAAAAGAATGCTGGTCACGTCCTGATCATCTGGAATCCAGTAACAATTAAAAAGAATAATAATATTGTTAGAAAAGCTTTACAATACGATGTTTGGCTTAGGTGGCATAAGAGTGATGCGGGAGACTGGACATACTTTGAAAGAATCGAAGGAACCAGCCTAACAATTATTCCAGTAGATACCTACTTTATCAATGGCGTGGATCAAGAAGACCAGCCTAATAGGCTAGATGTTGAGATATATGTCGTTGGCAATCCAGTGACCAGATCAGATGCTCCAGACGCCTTTTTAAAGGTATACTCTAAAGCTAACACAACGATTTAATGATATAATAATATAGGAGAAAAATGGCAAGAATACCAGTACCAGAGCGTGGGCAACCACTAGACTTGACTTATGTTGCTCAGATTGTTAATGCAGTTAATGAGATGTCGTCGGAGATTTCTCCAGCAGTTTATAAGTATGTAACTGTTGACACCCCAAGTGCGGGCAAGCAAAGCGTTAGGGCCTCAGAGGCAAGATTTATTGCAGGGTTCGTGCAGGTAGCAAACAACAGCTCAGTAAACGCAGGAAACGAAAAGACCTTTTCATACAGCTTTCCAACAGACTTTAAGTATCCGCCAATTGTTACAGCTACACTAGTGAATATTGGAAATACTTCAGCTGGTAAAGACGTTTCAGTTGTAATAACTGGAGTAACCACATCATCTATTGATGGGCTAGTTAAATTTAATATTAGCGGAGACGTATCTGCTGGCGTAAACCTAATTGCAATTGGAATCCCTAACTAATAAAGGCGGGGTATGTTTTGGCAGCCAACGATAAGCGATCAATAGAAGAAGAAAAATATAACGAGGCTCCAGTAATTCCTGGCAACAAAAAGGTCTGGTTCTTAAATGGTGACCTTGTAAGGATCCATCACCTGAATAAGTCTAATGGAATTATGTCTGTTTACAACATAACCAAAGACCAGATTGAAAGCTGTCTTATTAGTGATTTTAAGAAGAACAGGGAAAGAGCCTATACCGTAGGACAGACTGCAGACCTTGTAAACAGGCACAAGAAGTATATGCCTAGTTTGATGAAAAGAGGCGTCATTCCCTTTCCTATGGGCTCCCAGAAGGGCGGAGAGAGGGGCTGGCAGGTTAGGTCCTACTACTCTGAATCACAGGTCAGAGAAATCCGTGACATCCTTGCCTCTTACCATCAGGGTAGACCAAGGAAAGATAAGCTTATTACAAATGATATAACCCCAACACGTCAGGAGTTGACAAGGCGTATGGGTGATGGTATACTGACTTATACGAGAACAGAAGACGGCAGATTCATTCCGATTTGGAGTGAATCTATTTAGTACCTTGAAAGGGTATGGGTATGGAAAACGACAGCACAAAAGTTAACGTTGCTCTAGGTTATACGCTTAATCTAGGAAACTTCCAATCTCTAAGAATTGATCTTGGGGTTGTTGACTCAAAGCGAGATGGCGAATCGATTGACGAAGCCTTTACTCGTGTCTACTCATTTGTTGAGCAGAAGCTAATTACTAAGATTAACGAAGCCAAAGAAGAAGTTTCAGAGTAATGCCTGAGCGCAAAGACCGTATGGCTTTGCTCAGCAGATACAGCAAGTTGCATGCAGCAAAGTACAATGAGCGACCCAATCTTAATCTAAACGTAGAGCAGTGGGCAGCAGATGCCCTGATTGAGTCGTATGGTATAGAGTTCTGCTACGATCTGCTACAATATTATTTCGACGTTTCTCAGAGTCCAGCATGGAAATACTTTGCAAACTATGCAGATAAAATCCAGGACTCTAGAAGTCAGTACGAACAAGATTTACAAGAAAGAATACAGAGACGAAGAATGGCGAGGGAATGGCTAAATGAATAACACAGAGGCAAAACTAATATCTGCGGTATTGGAAGATAAACAAGTTCATGTTTTGCTTCAGGCCAACGTCGACGGACTTCTAAGAACCCACAACGATATCTGGGATTTCATTAGAAACTATACAGAGCACAATGGATCAGTTCCACCAAAGTCACTGGTCATAGAAAAGTTTAGAGACTTCCACCCTGTAGATAGCGTTGGTGCAACCAAGCACCACCTAGAAGAGCTGCAGACAGAATATCTTAACGATAGCCTAAAGGATATTATTAGACAGGCTGCTGCAGACGTTCAGAATGGCAATGGTACTCATGCCCTAGAGTCGCTCATCTCGCAAACATCAGAGCTTAAGAAAAACACTGCAGCAATTCGAGACATTGATGTCACCGACCTAGAGTCTGCCATTGCTTACTTTGAAAACCTAAAGAAGCAGCAAGAAGCTGGAATCGCTGGAATTAAAACTGGCCTGCCAGGATTTGACAACTATCTCCCAGCTGGAATTATGCCAGGACAGCTTGGCGTGTTCCTAGCGTATCCTGGAATCGGTAAGTCCTGGCTATCACTTTACTTTGCGGTACAGGCATGGAAACAGGGAAAGTCGCCACTAGTAATCTCTCTAGAAATGTCAGAGACAGAAGTCCGTAATCGTGTATTTACAATTATGGGCGAAGGTCTTTGGTCCCACAGAAAGATGAGCTCTGGAGAGGTTGAGCTAGACACGCTTAAGATGTGGCACAAGAATCATCTAGAGGGCAAGCCAGAGTTTCACATTATTTCTAATGACACTGGTGGAGATATTACGCCATCAGTTCTTCGTGGAAAGATTGATCAATATAAGCCAGACTTCGTAATCGTAGACTACCTTCAGCTTATGAGCCCAAACCAAAAGTCAGATAACGAAACTGTTAGAATGAAGAATCTTTCTCGTGAGCTAAAGCTTATGGCTATTTCTGAAGCAGTGCCAATCATGGCCATTTCTTCTGCAACGCCAGACGATGTTACAAAGCTAGACACCGTACCAACTCTTGGTCAGACTGCATGGTCTCGCCAGATTGCTTACGATGCTGACTGGGTAATGGCTTTGGGTCGTGGAACAAATAGTGATATCATAGAATGTGTTTTTAGGAAAAATAGAAATGGATTTATGGGGGAGTTCCTAGTCCAGGCAGATTTTGACAGAGGCATTTACAAATACAAAGACTTTGAAGATAAATAAAATATAAAGAATATACGGAAATAAAATGGATAGCAGAGACAGAAGAAGACACTCAAATCTATACTCAAAAGAGCAGATTAAGAGAGTCCTTGCTGGTGCGGGTATAGATGTTGAATCAGAGGTAGACTCTGACTACATCATATTTTGTCCTTTTCATGGAAACTACAGGACACCAGCTGGAGAAGTAGATAAGTCTAGCGGCATATTCTTTTGCTTTTCTTGTCACAAGGTTGTAGATCTAGTAGAGCTAATAATGTTCACGTCTAACAGAACCTACTTTGAATCTGTAAGATTTATAAAGAGCAAAGAACAAGAGACAAGCCTTGAGCAGGATATTGAAAATCAGCTAAGGCACCAGCCAGACTATGTCCAGTTCGATGAGCTAACAATTAAAAGGCTAAACACCCAGGCACTAGAGTCCCCTAGAGCTATGAGATATTTTCAGTCTAGGCTGATATCCGAAGAGTCTGTAAAGAAGTTTTCCCTAGGATTTTCTGAAAAGCAGGATATGGTCACAATACCAGTTCACTCTCCAGACGGCATGGAGGTCGGTTTTGTTGGTAGATCTATTGAGGGCAAAGAATTTAAGAACACTCCGAAACTTCCTAAGAGCAAGATTCTGTTTAACCTACACAGAATAAAGGCAGCTGGTAAGGTATATGTCGTAGAGTCATCATTCGATGCTATTAGGCTGGACCAGTGCGGATTCCCAGCGGTAGCAACCTTGGGATCAAATGTATCAAACATTCAAATAGAACTTCTTCAGAAGTATTTCAATGACATTATTGTCATTGCAGATAACGATGAAGCTGGCGGTAACATGAAAGATAAGATAGTTGAGAAACTAGCATCACGTGTTAGCGTAATACAAATAGACAAACAATACAAGGATATTGGGGATATGACAGACGAAGCAATTAAAGAATTAGACTTTAAGTTTGACAACTCTATCATGTCTATGTTAAAATAATAAAACCAAAAATATAAAAATAGGAGAAATAATGAGCGTAATAAAGGGACTAAAAGACATCAACGCCCTGCTTGACAAACCAAAGTATGACGAAAATTCACCAAGAGTAAAGTGGCTAAAGCTTGCTGACGGCCAGTCAGTAAAGATCCGCTTTATTGAAGAGCTGGACGAGGATTCAGCTAACTATGATCCTAAGCGTGGCTTGGCTATCGTTGTAAAGGAACACACAAATCCAAAGGACTACAAGCGTAAGGCTGTAGACACAATGGACACAGAAGGTCGTGACTGGGCAGAAGAAATGCACAGAAAAGATCCTAAGGCTGGCTGGAGAGCAAGACTGCGCTTCTACTGCAACGTTCTAGTAGACGACGGTATCGATGCTCCATACGTAGCTATTTGGTCTATGGGCATTAGCAAGCAGTCATCGTTTAACACAATTCGTGAGTATGCGCTAGAGACTGGAAGTATCTCGAACCTAACCTGGAAGCTAAAGCGCAATGGTCAGGGAACAGAAACAAACTACACACTAATTCCTTCAGCTCCAGATACAGAGCCATTCAATTGGGCAAGCGTTGAGCCATACCCACTAGAGATGGCCCTAAAGAAAGTTCCATATGCAGAGCAGGAAGCTTTCTACCTGGGCTTTGACTCGCCATCAGTTACTTCATCCAACATCGACTGGTAGAAGATAAATAACTATGGCTTATGTTGGCTTACATGTCCACACGCACTACTCACTCTTTGACGGAATCGCCACCCCACAAGAGTATGTAGATCGTGCGGTATCCCTGGGGATGCCTGCCCTAGCAATCACGGACCACGGGTCTCTTTCTGGACACAGAGAGATGTACCGTGCTGCGAAAGAAAAGGGCATTAAGCCAATCCTTGGCGTAGAAGGGTACATCACTGATGACCGTTTTGACCACCGTGATAAAGACGAAAGAACTGGTCCACTAGACCTAATCTACAATCACATTATCCTTCTCGCCAAGAACAAAAAGGGTTTGGAAAACCTAAACAAGCTAAATGAAATTGCATGGACTGAAGGCTTTTACAAGAAGCCAAGAATTGACTACAAGGTTCTAGAGCAATATAAAGAAGGAATTATTGTTTCTTCAGCCTGTCCATCTGGTGTTCTGGCAAAGGCTATCGAAGCTGGAGAGCTTGCAGTAGCCAAGAAACACATCGAGTGGTTTAAGAATGTTTTTGGCGATGACTACTACATCGAAATGATGCCACACACAGCCGCAGAAATTAACAAAGTTCTTGTAGAGCTTGCGGATGAATTCGGGGTAAAGATGATTGCCACCCCAGACTGTCACCACGCAGACACTTCTCAGAAAGAAGTGCAGGAGCTAAAGCTTATTCTAAACACATACTCTAACAAGGTACAGAAAGACGCTACATATGAAAAGTCTAAGAAGTACGAAAACTTGATGGAAAGACTTGACTACCTATATGGTGCAGATAGGCAGATGAGCTTTAATAAGTTTGACATTCATCTGCTATCTTACGAAGAGATTAAGTCTGCCATGGAAGCCCAGGGTATTGATAGACCAGACATGTATTCTAATACGGTTGAACTTGCAGAAAAGATTGAAGACTACAATATTAAAGATGGCCTCAACCTTTTGCCAGTTCAGTATAAGGATCCAGATGGTGAGCTAAAGTCACTAGCTCTTGAAGGGCTAAAGGAAAGAGGCCTTGATACCAAGCAAGAGTATCTCGACAGACTTGACGAAGAGCTGAAAGTAATCAAGGACAAAAACTTTGGGCCATACTTTCTTGTGGTTCGTAATATGATTAACTGGGCTAAAAAAGAGGGTATCATGGTAGGCCCAGGACGAGGATCATCTGCTGGATCATTGCTATGCTATTCCTTAGGAATTACAGATATTGACCCAATTCCACACGGTTTGCTATTCTTCCGATTTATTAATCCTGAACGTAATGACTTTCCAGATATTGATACAGATATCCAGGACTCTAGGCGTGATGAGGTTAAGGACTATCTAGTCCGACAGTATCGACACGTAGCATCTATTGCAACGTTCCTGGAATTCAAAGACAAGGGTGTTGTTCGAGACATCGCACGTGTTCTAAACATCCCTTTGCCAGATGTCAACAAGGTTCTTAAGATGGTAGACACATGGGATGAATATTGCACCTCAAAGAGCACACTAGAGTTTAGGCTCAAGTATCCAGAAATTGAAAAGTATGGGGAACAGCTTCGTGGCCGTATTCGTGGTACTGGAATCCACGCTGCTGGAGTTGTTACTAGCAAGGACCCCATCTTCAGATTTGCACCAATGGAAACTAGAACAAGCCCTGGGTCTAATGAAAGAATCCCTGTGGTTGCGGTAGACATGACAGAAGCAGAGAGAATTGGTCTTATTAAGATTGATGCTTTGGGTCTGAAGACCCTCAGTGTTCTTAAAGATACTTTGCAGATTATCGAAGATCGCCATGGCAAAAAGATAGACCTTCTAAAAATTGGCATGGAAGACGATAAGGTATATGAAATGCTATCTAGTGGATACACAAAGGGCGTATTCCAATGTGAAGCTACACCATATACCAATCTTCTTGTAAAGATGGGTGTAAGGAATTTTTCTGAGCTAGTAGCCTCTAACGCATTGGTTAGACCAGGTGCAGCTAACACCATTGGAAAAGACTATATTGCTAGAAAGCACGGTAAGCAAAACATTAGCTACCACCACCAGGTTATGAAGAAGTTTACAGAGGATACCTATGGCTGTATTCTATACCAGGAACAGGTTATGCAGGCATGTACAGAGCTTGGTGGCATGTCAATGGCTGAGGCTGACAAGGTTCGTAAGATCATTGGTAAGAAGAAGGATGCCAAAGAGTTCGATGTATTTAAGGATAGATTCGTAGAGGGTGCATCTAGATTCTTAGCTCCAAGCGTAGCTGTAGAGCTTTGGCAAGACTTTGAAGCCCACGCTGGCTACTCCTTCAACAAGTCTCACGCTGTGGCCTATTCAACACTATCTTACTGGACAGCTTGGCTAAAGTCCCACTATCCACTAGAATTTATGTTTGCGATTCTTAAGAATGAAAAAGATAAGGATGCAAGAACTGAATATCTAATTGAGGCAAAAAGAATGGGTATTTCTGTAAGGCTGCCACACATCAATGATTCAGATATTGACTTTAAGATTGAGGGCAAGGGCATTAGATTTGGACTAACTGCTATCAAGTATATCTCAGACAACATTGCCTCCAAGTATCTTGCTGCTAGACCATTCAAGACCTATAAAGAGCTAGAAGAGTTTACTATGACCAAGGGCAATGGTGTTAACACTCGTGCCCTCCAGGCTTTGAGAGTTGTCGGTGCTGCAACATTTGAGGACAACCCAAGAAACGATGATGACATTCGTGAGAACCTATACGAGTATCTAAACCTACCAGAGTTTAACATTACCGTTCCATCTCACTTCCACGCATTTATAAATGATGTAGAGGAGTTTGAAGAAAAGGGATCGTTTATTCTTATGGGTATGGTAAAAGGAATTAAGCGTGGCAAGGGCTGGTCTCGTGTAGAAATTCTAGACAAAACAGGAAGTGTTGGAATCTTTGATGAAGAGCAAACAGCCATTGAGGCTGGTAGGACGTATCTTCTTCTATGTGGCGACAACAGGATTCTTGAAGCTGTCCCTGCGGATGAAATCAGAAAGTCTGACTCAACGCTAGTTAAGTTTTTAAACTACAAGCAACTGCCATACAAGGATGACGAGCTGTTCGTAATTTCTTTTAAGTCAAGAATTACAAAGGCTGGCAAGAAGATGGCACTTATGACACTGGCAGATGATGCTAGAGATCTACACTTGGTGACAGTATTTCCCACGGCATACCCAAAGGCATACATGATGGTTAAGGAAGGCAATGCCTATAAATTCAGTTTTGGTAAAACAAAAGACGGAACAATTATCTTGGAGGATATAGAAAAATGATTACAGTATACACAAAGCCAGCATGCGTTCAGTGCGATGCCACAAAGAGAATGATGGATAAACTAAAGATTGATTACAACACGGTGGATATTACCCTTGACACAGAGGCCTTTGATATGCTAATCTCTAAGGGGTTCAAATCAGCACCAGTAGTAATTACGGATGATGACTCTTGGGCTGGATTTAATCCAGACAAGATCTCAGGATTGGCAGAATAATGACAACGATAGAGGAAGCCTTGGCTCAGCTAGATCCAAAGATCAGAAAGCGAATAGGCCCTGGGGTAGGGATTAAGACTGAAATGCAGCCTACGCCCAGTATAGGGCTAAATAGAGCCCTTGGAGGAGGCCTCCCATACGGAAGGCAGGTCCTTCTGTGGGGTAGCAAATCTAGTGCAAAGTCATCCTTGTGCCTACAGACAATTGGTCTTGCACAAAAAGAGGGAAAGCTGTGTGCCTGGGTTGATGCAGAGATGTCCTACGATGAAGAGTGGGCAAAGAAACTAGGCGTTGATACAGAAAAGCTAATCTATTCAGAAGCAAGAAGTATTAACGACATGGTGGATGTGACTGTAGCCCTGCTACATGCTGGAGTTGACCTTGTGGTAATCGATAGTATTAGCTCTTTGTTGCCAGCGGTATACTTTGAAAAAGATTCTACAGAACTAAAGCAGCTAGACCAGACAAAGCAGATTGGTGCAGAGTCTAAAGATCTAAAGCATGCTTGGATGATGATTAACTATGCTAACAATAGAGAAAAGCCAGCTTTGGTAATTGCAATTTCTCAGGCAAGAAATAACATTACTGCAATGTATACCCAGTCAGTCCCTACTGGCGGAAATGCAACACAGTTCTTCTCGTCAACAATCATTAAGTTGTTTTCTTCTAGCTCAGATACAAAAGCAATTAAGGGCAAGATTAAATCTGGAGACAAGCTTATCGAACAAAAAATTGGAAGACGTGTTCTTTGGGAAGTTCAAAACTCAAAAACTTCTGCTCCAGGAGAAACTGGTGAGTACGACTTCTTCTTTAGGGGAGACATGATTGGTGTTGACGAAATTGGAGATCTTGTTGATACTGCAGAAATGATGGGCATTGTAGAGCGTACTGGTGCCTGGTATATTCTTCCAGATGGATCTAAGGTCCAGGGTAGAGATGGATTCGTAAATAAGGTTAGAGAAGATCTAGAGCTACAGCAGTCTATTAGGGATAAACTTAATGTCTAGCTATTCTGTTTATCACGGAATCTTTAAGTGTCATACATGCAAAGAAGACGTAAAGACCCTAAGGCTCTACCCAGATACAAAAGAGCTGACCTGGATGTGTTCTCAAAAGCACATGACCTTGGTAAACTTAAACACTAAAAAGAGTAAGAGGAAAAATGAGCGAAAAGGGTGAGTCCAAAAGAATTGGTGCTAAGCAGCACAAGAATTCTGGCAGGAATACACAAAAGGGAGACGCATCCTGGGAAAACTTCGTTATTGACTTTAAGGAAGTTGGCAAGTCATTTACACTTAATAAAGATGTATGGGCAAAAGCTACGACTGATGCACTAAAGAACGGCAAGGACCCAGCAATCGTTGTGGTCCTAGGAGAATCAGGAATTAAGACAAGACTAGCAGTTATAGAGATGTCAATTTTAGAACAACTAATAGAGGATAATAAATAAAATGAAAATATTACTACTGGATATAGAAACAACTCCAATGCAGGTTTATGCTTGGGGACTATGGGATCAAAACATAACCATTGATCAAATCATTAAGCCAACAGAAATGCTATGCTTTGGTGCTAGATGGCTAGACAAAAAGAAGGTTATCTTTAAATCAGTCCATCATGACGGCAAGAAGGAGATGCTTCAAGAGCTTCACGGCCTAATGGAAGAGGCAGACATCCTTGTCGGCTGGAACTCTGCTGCATTTGACCACAAGCACATCAATAGGGAATTCCTTGAGAATGGGATGACCCCACCTTCACCAGTAAAAGACCTAGACCTTATGAGCATCACTAAGGCTAACTTCCAGTTTCCATCCAATAAGCTTGACTACGTAGCCCAGGCACTTGGCGTGGGTTCAAAGGTTAAGCATTCTGGGTTTAGCCTTTGGGTTCGATGCATGGAGGGTGACAAGAAGGCCTGGAAGGAAATGAAGGAATATCAGGTTCAGGATGTCAACCTCCTAGTTGATCTATACTACCACCTATTGCCCTGGTTTACTGGTAAGGCAAGCGTTACCAGCAAGGAAAAGCAGGGAATCCAAGAATCTGGCTTCGTGCTATAATTATACTATGGAGAAAAACGAAAACAGTAATACGATTGATAAGATAAATGGTCTCTCTGAAATAGCAGATTACATGCAAGATGAGGAGCTTACACAGGCTCTAACATTTATTGCAAAAGCTATTATCAAGCCAGACATTCCTATTAACGTCGTTACTCTCGAAATAGTTAGATTGCAGGCTATTGCTGCAAAGCTATCGCTAAAAGCCACATGGATGGCAAATGTTGATAAAGGAGATAGGGCGAAGAAGAACTTATACTATACGGCAGCAGAGGCAGTTGGACAACTGGTTTCTGCCCTAAAGTATATAACTCGCTAAATTATTATGGCACAAAACTTATTAAAACAAATAATGGTAAAAAGCCCAGGAGAAGGTCCTTCTTTTGTGGACAAGGATGCCTTAATAGAAAAGATTAGATCTGGCTACACTATTAACCGTGTAGATAAGTTTACCAAGAAAAACTCTTTTGCTCCAAGCACAATAGCATTCTCTCATGGTGAATGCCCTAGGTATTGGTATCTTGCATTTGAAGGCGGAGTCTTTGAGGACAATGCAGATGCTTATGGTGGAGCTAACATGACGGCTGGAACAAAGGCTCACGAGCGTATTCAGGAAGCCATGAGCAACGTGCCAGACTTTCTTGTGGATTCAGAGTTCAAGATTACTTATAATGATCCTCCGATTTTTGGATTTGGAGACGTCATTCTTAATTGGGGTGGCGAAGAACTTCTTGGCGAGATTAAGACTATGCCAAGCGAGGGATTTGAGTATAGAAAGGCTGCTGGTAAGGCTAAGACTGGCCACCTAATTCAGCTACTAATCTATATGAAGATTCTTAAAAAAGCAAGAGCGGTGCTAATTTATGAAAACAAGAATAACCATGACCTATTGATTATTCCAGTTGAAATAAATGACTATTACAAAAAGTGGGTAAATGCAGCATTTGATTGGATGAAAGAGGTTCGTAAGGCTTGGGAAGACAAGAAGCTTCCAACCAAGAACTATCGTTCAAACTCAAAGATCTGCAAAACATGTCCTTTGACAAAGGTGTGTGCAGATGCTGGTGTTGGAGAGCTAAAGATCAAATCCTTGGAGCCACTTGATGAAACATTGCCAATGGTGTGACGCACAGTTCGACACACAAATTTCTTACCAGATCTACTGCTCTGTGAGCTGTAGAGAGGCTGCGACCAAAGAAAAGATTGCGGCTAGGTATCTTGTAAAGAGAAGAACCAATAGGGTTTCAAAAGAACGAAAGTGTAAGTCTTGCGATAGCGTCCTATCAATTTATAATGACGAAGTTCTTTGTCCAAGATGTTTAATTATTCCAGGGGATGTCTCAAAAGCTCTGAAGGATATAAAGGGGTTGGCCAATGGTAAATCTAAGCCAAATAAAGAGTAGCCAGCCAGATACAATTTTTGCAATAGATGCTAGTACAAATAGCCTTGCATTTGCAGTCTTTAATAAAAAAGATTTAATCTCAACTGGGAAGATTAAGTTTGAGGGAAAAACTAATTACGAAAAGGTTGCAGATGCCTGCAGAAAGGTTAGCTCATTCTTTTCTATCTATGATGCCGTAGATGCTATTGTAATTGAGCATACAGTATTTATGAATAGTCCAAAGGTGGCAGCTGACCTTGCCCTAGTCCAGGGAGCCATCCTGGGGGCTGCTGGGATACACGGCATAAAGATATCTGGATCTGTAAGCCCTATAACGTGGCAAAACTTTTTGGGGAACAAAAGATTTACAACAAAAGAGAAGCAGGACATTGTTCAGGAATTTCCAGGTAAGTCAAAGGCTTGGTACAAAGCTCATGAAAGAGAATTAAGAAAGCAGAAGACTATTAGCTTTATTAATACCTACTATGATAAAACAATAGATGATAACGATGTTGCAGATGCCTGTGGTATTGGACATTGGGCCATCAATAATTGGGAGAAGTTGACAAACTAAATCATGGCTGCTAAACTACACACAAGCGAAGCATTTCTACGCAAAAGATACTGGATCGATAAAAAGACTCCAGAGGAGATTGCCAAGGAGTGCGGGGTAAGCGTAGAAACTATCTACCTCTATCTAAAGAAGTTTAATCTCAGAAAGGCTGGGAGATGAATAAAAGAACTTTTGCGCCAGTAGCATCAACTATCTTTAGCAGAGAGTATGAGCTTCAGCTAGATAACTTTGTGATACAAAAGGGCGACATCATAAAGGTGCGTGGAGAATACGGAACCAAGTTTAAGTTTGACAGCCTTGTTACAAACACACTTACTGGGGCTAAGTGGGTCGACTGCTTTGAAATGCAAAGGGGTGCAGCTTCTGCATATAGGTCCTTTAAGATTGATAAAATAAAGAGAATTCCAACAAAGAGGGGAAGAAGAAATGTCAACTGAAGATAAACTAATAGAGCATTTAGATGAAGTAAATAAGGTCGTAGAAGAATACCTTAAGGGTAATGATCCAACACAGATATCAAAAGAGCTTGTGATACCAAGACAAAAGGTCGTAGCCCATATCAATGAGTGGAAGCAGATGGCTTCCGACAATGCCGTCATTAGAGCCAGGGCAAAGGAAGCGCTTGCAGGAGCAGACACACACTATAACAAACTAATACAAAAGGCTTACGAAGTTATAGATGATGCCACCACCACAGCAAACCTTACAGCAAAAACATCAGCAATTAAGCTGGTATTGGATATTGAAGCTAAAAGAATTGACATGCTGCAGAAAGCTGGTCTGCTAGAAAACAAAGAGCTAGCAGAAGAGATGCTGGAGATTGAGAGAAAGCAGGATATCCTGGTCGGTATTCTAAGAGACATAGCTGCAGAGTATCCACAGATTCGTGATGAGATTATGCGTAGGCTATCTGATGTCTCTAAAGAAAAAGAGGTAATCACAATTGTCCACAACGTTTAATGAATTCTTTGAGGTTCTTAAGGCAGACAACTTTGAGGAGAAGCCTGTAGACGCAAAGACATTTGTTGAAGGTGAGAATTATCTTAATCAGCCTCCGCTATCTGAAATCCAGTATCAGATTGTAGAAGCTATGAGCCAGATCTACAAGCAAGAAGATCTTATTGATCTTATGGGCGATGAAGAGGGTAGAAGATACTACAAGAAGTATACAAAAAATGAAGTTATTCTACAGCTGGGCAAGGGATCTGGAAAAGACTTTACATCTACCGTGGCCTGTGCCTACATCGTATACAAGCTTCTATGTCTAAAGGATCCAGCAAGATACTTTGGCAAGCCATCTGGAGATGCTATTGATATTATTAACGTAGCTATTAACGCACAGCAGGCTAAGAACGTTTTCTTTAAAGGGTTCAAGACTAAGGTAGAAAAGTCTCCATGGTTTGCAGGAAAGTTTTATGCAAAGGCAGATAGCGTAGAGTTCGATAAGGCTATTACTGTTTACTCTGGTCACTCAGAACGAGAATCTCACGAGGGTCTTAACCTAATCCTAGCAGTTCTTGATGAGATTTCTGGATTCGCAAATGAGGTTGGGACTGGTAATGACCAGGGTAAAACAGCAGACAACATCTACAAGGCCTTCCGTGCATCCGTAGACTCTCGTTTCCCAGACCTTGGCAAGGTTGCTTTGCTATCGTTCCCACGCTATCCAGGAGACTTTATTTCTCAGAGATACGAAGATGTCATCATGGAAAAAGAAGTTGTCGCCAAGACTCACAAGTTTATTATGAACGAAGATCTTCCAGAAGATGCCCCAGGAAATTCTATGGAAATATCTTGGGATGAAGATAACATAATCTCTTACAAGTATCCAGGAATGTTTGCGCTAAAGAAACCAACGTGGGAAGTTAATCCAACTAGAAAGATTGATGACTTCAAGCTAGCTTTTTATACAGATCTCGGAGATGCCATGCAGCGTTTTGCTTGCGTCCCAACCTACTCATCTGATGCATTTTTTAAGCAGACAGAAAAGGTTCGTGAAGCAATGATGCTTCGTAATCCTCTGGATGCCTTTAGAAGATTTGATGAAACGTTTGTTCCAGATCCAGAAAAGATTTACTATGTCCATGCCGACCTTGCTCAGCAACACGACAAGTGTGCGGTAGCAATTGCTCACGTAGATAAATGGGTAAACATTCAGGTTATTAAGGACTACCAGCAGGTAGCACCAGTCGTTGTTGTGGATGCAGTAGCATACTGGGAGCCAAGGGTTGAAGGCCCAGTAAACCTATCTGAGGTTAAGCAATGGATTCAAAACCTAAGAAGGCTAGGATTTAATATCGGAATGGTTAGCTTTGACCGCTGGCAGTCATTTGATATCCAGAATGAGCTAAAGCAAGTGGGGCTTAGAACAGAGACGGTATCTGTTGCTAAAAAGCACTATGAGGATATGGCAATGCTCATATATGAAGAAAGGCTAGCTATGCCAGCCATAGACCTCCTGTATGAAGAGCTAACAGAACTTAAGATTATGAAGAATAATAAGGTTGACCACCCACGTAAAAAGTCTAAGGACTTGGCTGACGCCGTTTGTGGGGCGGTATTTGGGGCAATATCCCACACCCCTAGAGACCAAAACCTTGAAGTAGAGATTCATACTTTCAAAGATAGGCCTAAAACACAGGTTGACAACGAAAGAAGCAATGTGATACAATATAAGCCTATCCCAAAAGAAGTAAAAGAATATTTGGATAGATTTAATCTAATGTAAATAGGAGAAATAAATAAATGAATTCATTTAAGAATCCACTAATCGCTATTGCCTCTGCAGTAGCTCTTGCAGGAGCTATGCTCGTGGCTGTTCCTGCAAATGCTAATACCGCAACGCTAACTATTGCAGGATCTTCTGCTACTGGTGGAACAACTGCAGCAACTGCAATTGCTGTTCCAGTTCCAGCAGATAACGATGTTAGCTCTGCAGATGCACTTCGCATTGCACTTACTGGTGTTGCAACAAACACCACTGTAACCGCAACTACAACTAACCTAAAGCTTGTGACAAAGGTCACCACTGGTTCAGACGTAGTTAAGGCAGATGCTGGAGCATCTTCTGTATCTGTAAACACAGGTAGCGGAACAACTGCAGACATCTACGTGTACACCACATCAACTGCAACTGGTTCTGTATCAGTTTCTGTTGGTGGAAACACAACTGTTTACCACGTTAAGGGAACAGCTGGCCCAGCATACACAGTTTCTGTGACTGCTCCAGCTTTTGCAGGACTAGGGTCTGCAGTAAACCTAACTGCGACAGCTCAGGACATCTTTGGAAATGCTGTGGAGAATGCTGCAATTACCGCAACAGTTCTTCGTGGCACTGTTACAACACAGTTTGCCTGGAATGCAACTGACAAGGTCTACAAGGCTGTTGTTACTGCTCCAGCAACAGCTGGAAACGACTTTGGTGTAGCCAGAATTTCTGCAACTGCAGTAGCTGGACTAGCTAAGCCAGTAACAGAGGTATCGTTTACTGTAAGCGTACTCAACCTAAACGATGCAATCACTGCTGCAAATGCAAAGATTGCAGAGCTAGAGGCCAAGGTAGCCAAGCTAGCTAAGCGAGTAGCTAAGCTAAAGAAAAAGAAGTAACCTATTAATTGAGTGGGGGCATCGAAAGGTGCCCCCATTTATATTATAAAAATCATTGATTTGCAACAAGTTTAAAAGAGAGGTATAATAGATGTCCATCAACATAGTATACTTTTCAAACTACTCTGGTAATACTAAAAAATTTGTGGAGAAACTGGGAGACAGCTTTGGGAATGTTCACAGAATTCCTATCGATTGGGATCAATCTGATCCCTTGGTTGCCCCCAGTGATTTTGTATTGTTTATTCCTACCTATGGTGGCGGCTCTGAAAGCTCAGCAGTCCCTAGGCAAGTCAAGAAGTTTTTAAATATTTCCCAAAACAGGGATAACCTTAGGGGTATCGTTGGATTTGGGAACACCAATTTTGGAGAGCACTTCTGCAAAGCCGCAGAGGTTATCTCTCAAAAAACTGGGGTGCCAATTATCGCTAGAGTAGAGATATTTGGAACACCAGAAGACCTAAATATTGTAAAAGAAAGAATGAGGATGTTGTATGACAACGAATAACGGCTATAGCTACCACGAACTAAACGCAATGCTAAATCTCTATGACGAGAATGGCAAGATACAGTTTGACAAGGATAGGGAGGCCGCAAAGTCATACTTCTTAGATCACGTAAACCAGAACACAGTATTCTTTCACTCTATTGAAGAAAAGCTAAGCTATCTTGTTGAAAATGAATACTATGACAAAGATGTCTTAGACCAGTATTCCGCAGAATTTATCAAAGATCTATTTAAGCACACATACTCATATAAGTTTAGATTCCCTACATTTGTCGGAGCCTACAAGTTTTATACATCCTATGCCCTAAAGACTTTTGATGGTGAGCGCTACCTAGAGCGCTTTGAAGACCGTGTCGTAATGAACGCACTTATGCTTGCACGTGGTAATGAGCAGATTGCAAAAGACACTGTAGACGAAATTATCTCAGGTCGTTTCCAACCAGCTACCCCAACATTTCTTAATGCTGGTAAGAAGCAGCGTGGAGAGTTTGTGTCTTGTTTCTTGCTACGTGTAGAAGATAACATGGAGTCAATTGCTCGTGCTGTCGCATCATCCCTTCAGCTATCAAAGCGTGGTGGTGGTGTAGGTCTTAATCTTACAAACGTTCGTGAACATGGGGCACCAATTAAGAAGATTGAAAGTCAGTCCTCTGGAGTTATCCCAGTCATGAAGATGCTTGAGGATGCATTCTCCTACGCCAACCAGCTAGGTGCTCGTCAGGGTGCAGGTGCGGTTTACCTAAACGCTCACCACCCAGAC